TTTCAAGAAAAGATATTGAAGTCGCAACAGAACAAGGAGTTCTAACAGTATCAGCATATCCAGAGGCAGAAGAAGAAAGAAACTATGCTCATAAAGGAATAGCTTCTAGATCTTTTGCAAAGAGTTGGCAACTGGGAGATGATATTGAAGTCAAGAAAGTAGATTACAAAGATGGTCTACTCACGGTACATCTAGAAAAGTTTGTACCAGAGGAGAAGCAGAAGAAGATCTGGTTTTCAGCAAAAAAAGGATCTTTAACAGGATCTAAATAAAATATCTGAGGGAGGACTTGACATCCTCCCTTTTACTTGTTATACTATAGAAAAAGTAAATTGCAATATGACTGAGACACCACAAGAACCTGTCCAGATTGAACATAATATTCGTGTTGTTCATGTGGTTACAGGTGAACATATTATATGTAATTTTGGTCAGATTAGAGAAGAAGTTGATGGTGAGCAAAAATTTGTTGCTTATCAACTTCTTTATCCATTAGCTCTTACTCTAACTGAGGGAGAAGATGGTACATTTAATGTAACTTATCGTAGGTGGAATCCTTATACTCCTTATGAGGATCATAGAATCAATCCTACGTCTGTTATTGCAGCAATGCCACCAGCAGAAGATATTCTTCAGAATTATGTTGCTAAATTAGCAGAAGCGAATATTGATTTATCCTTCTTGCCAAACAACGGAAAAGATATATTAGGAATTACAGATGGATCAAAGGAACCTACAAGTGCTACGACTGAAGGACCAGTGGCTGCTGGCACAGGTGGAGGAAGTTGAAGGAGCACCATTTGGTGAACCTGATTGTATCCTAGTTAATCCTATGCAAATTACACCAGAAGGTCAATTGACAGATTGGTTACATTTTGCTGATAACAAGGAGACAGTGGTACGATCTTCTGATATACTAACCTTTACAGAACCTGGTAAGGAATTACTTGCCAAGTATTTTAGTTCTAGACCAATTGAGCCTGAAGTCCTTAACGAATGAAGTTCTATACTAATGTTGAACAGGCAGGAAACCGTCTTCTAGTACGTGGGTACGAAGGCGGTTCTCCTTTTTCTTATAGGGTTCCTTTTAACCCTACTCTTTATGTTGCTAGTAAGAATTATTCTGAATGGAAAACTCTTGAAGGTGATTGTGTTGAACCTCTCAAAATGGGTTCTATCAATGATGCTAAAGAGTTTGTTAAGAAATATAGGGAGGTTGATGACTTTGATATCTATGGTAACACTAGGTATCTTTACCAGTACATTGTACAGGAGCATCCAGAGGATGAGATCCGTTACGATACCTCAAAAATTCGTATCTTTAACATAGATATTGAGACGGCTGCTGAGAATGGCTTTCCTGACATAGAATCAGCAGACCAAGAGATACTAGCGATCAGTATTAAGGACTCTTATACTGGTCGTATTATTGTCTTTGGTGCTAGACCATTTGATAATAAAGATTCTGAAGTAGATTATATGCACTTCAGAACTGAAGAGTCTATGTTGACTGCATTCTTGGGGTATTGGAATGAGAATTGTCCTGATGTTATTACAGGTTGGAACGTACAGTTGTTTGATATTCCCTATATCGCTCGGCGTATTGATAGGATACTTGGTGAGAGGGCTGCTAAGAGTCTTAGCCCTTGGAAACTTATATCTTCTAGAGAAATTTACATCAAAGGACGAAGACAAATCGCCTACGATTTACCAGGAATTTCTACACTGGATTACCTTGAACTATACAGGAAATTTACTTATACTAACCAAGAATCGTATCGCTTGGATCACATCTGTATGGTTGAACTTGGAGCAAGAAAGTTAGATCATTCTGAGTATGATACTTTCAAAGAGTTCTACGAGAATGATTGGCAAAAATTTATTGAGTATAACATCCATGACGTTAGGTTGGTAGATCAACTTGATGACAAGATGAAATTACTTGATCTAGCATTCACTATGGCATATGATGCTAAGGTGAATTATGAAGATGTATTCTCACAGGTTAGGATGTGGGATAATTATATCTATTGTGAATTAAATAAACGTAAAATCGCTATCCCACCTAAAAGGGAAGCAACTAAAGACGCAAAATACGCAGGTGCTTATGTCAAGGAACCGAAACCAGGACGCTATGATTGGGTTGTTAATTTTGACCTCAATAGCCTGTATCCTCATCTCATTATGCAATATAATATCTCACCAGAGACCCTCTGGGAGACTAGACACAGTAGTGCCAGCGTTGAAGGGATCTTAAAGAAAGAGACTGATATTGATGGGGAGTTTGCTGTGTGTGCTAATGGAGCACAGTACAGGAAGGATGTGCAAGGGTTTCTACCCTTGATGATGCAGAAGATGTATGACTCTAGGGTCATATTTAAGAAGAAAATGATTAAAGCGAAGCAAGAATATGAGAAGAATCCATCGGTTGAACTCACGAAAGAGATTGCTAGATGTAACAACATACAGATGGCAAAGAAGATATCTCTTAACAGTGCTTATGGTGCTATCGGCAACGAGCATTTTAGGTATTACCGTCTTGCAAATGCTGAGGCTATTACTTTATCTGGGCAGGTTTCTATCAGGTGGATAGAAAATAAGATGAATGGTTATCTAAATAAACTACTCTCTACAGATAAGGTAGATTATGTCATCGCATCTGACACCGACTCAATATATCTTAATCTCGGACCTGTTGTTGATAAATTTTTTGGTAGTAAGTCTGGTGATAAGAATAAGATTGTTGAGTTACTTGATAAAGTCTGCAAAGATAGGTTGGAACCGTTCATTGAGAAATCCTATCAGGAACTTGCGGATTACGTTTCGGCGTATGATCAGAAAATGATTATGAAGAGGGAGAACATTGCCGATAGAGGTATATGGACTGCCAAAAAGCGATACATATTAAATGTATGGGATTCTGAAGGAGTCCGATACAAAGAACCCAAGATGAAAATCATGGGATTAGAAACAGCGAGGTCATCAACACCTCAGTATTTCAGGGATAAATTATATGCAGCTTTTAAGATCATTATCGGCAAAACAAATGATGAACTTATCTCATTTGTCAATGGTGTCAGAGCAGAGACCAAAGAACAAGGACAAGAAGCAGTTGCATTCCCCAGAGGAGTTAACAACCTTGAAAAATATCAGCACAGAACTGACATCTATAGTAAAGGAACCCCCATCCACGTAAGAGGGGCATTACTTTATAACAATTTTGTTAGAAAGAATAAGTTGGAACACAAGTATCCATATATTCAAGAGGGAGAAAAGATCAAGTTTATCTATCTCAAGACACCAAATCCATTACATGAGAATTGTGTGTCATTTTTTAGTACCATCCCACCTGAGATGAACCTTGACAAGTACGTGGATTATCAGCTACAGTTTGAGAAGAGTTTCTTGGAACCTTTGAAAAATGTGCTAAACTGTGTTGGATGGACACACGAAAAGAAAGTAACACTAGGGAGTTTTTTTGAATGAGCAAGACAGTTTGGACAGTAACTTATCAGGATGCACAGGTGGAAGCACTTGAAGCAGAACAGATAAGAGTCTTTGAAGATCGTGAAGCTGCAAGGTTTTATGCTCTTGAATTAGCAAAGACATACGATTATATTAACATGTACGAAAGTGAGGTAACTGATGGGTTTTCTAGATAGTGTAATAAAAGATAGTGGGAATGAGTTTGCAAGTAGGGTCAGTGATGGAGTGGCTGCTGGAGATACATCCAGTTTCGTTGATACAGGTAGCTATATTTTCAATGCTGTCGTTAGTGGTTCTCTATTCGGTGGTATCCCCTCCAATAAAGTCACAGCACTCGCAGGAGAATCCTCAACAGGAAAAACTTTCTTTGCCCTTAGCGTTGTACGTAATTTTCTTGCTAACAATAGTGACGGTGGGGTTATTTATTTTGAGTCTGAATCTGCTCTCAGCAAAGACATCATTGAATCACGGGGAATTGATTCTAAGCGTATGGTCATCTTCCCTGTTGCTACGATAGAGGAGTTTAGAACTCAGGCAACTAGGATTGTTGACAAGTATATGAAGGAACCAAAG